ATATTACCAAAAGTAATTACAAATGTTGAGTCATACCACATTGCATATCCTCCCTTATTCATCAACTTAGGTTGACCCATAGGGGATTCCGGTTTTAGAGTCCATACTTTATTAATGCAAACTAAAGTATTAGTATACTTAGAAGATTCCTTACGAGACAATGTAATTTTCTGATTTACATTATTTGCAAATTGAGTTGACATTGCTCCTGCATTCCATTCATTATTGTTCTTATTAGAACGAACGGATAATTCACAAGGAATACTACCAATAGAATCCCATAGGAATACTAAATCATAGGGCAAGTTGCCTTTTTTCTGTTCATCAATTAGATCCAAAATGAATGCAGCTACGTCTTCAATAGTATTTAACGATTCTCTATCCGCATAGATGAAATTTCCTTCATATCCTAATACTTCACCAGTTTCTTCATCAGCAATCGCATCTACCTCTAACCCCATCTGAGTGGCATGCTCCCAGTTCCATTTCATCTCAGTGATAATGAATACTGGAAGTATGCCATTCTTTTGGGCTGATACGGCAGTTTCGATCAGTGCAGTGGTTTTCCCGGTGTCAGAGTGTCCTCGCAAAAGCACAATATGACCCATTGGAATACCAGGGATTGAAGTAACGGTTTGAAAAGCATCGGATAGAGGAATCCATTGTTGTTCTTTGAACTTTACATTCTGGTCTAGTCCCTTTTTGGTTTTGAAGCTTTTTAAATCAAATTTAGATTTGATTTCTTTAGAGACTGCTTCCGATAGTGATTTACTTTTTCTAGCCATTACTTACTTAATTAAAACGGTAAATCATTCTTTTCATCCTCACCAAACAAATCATTGAATTTATCAACATTTGTTTTCTTAGCACCTGTATCTAATGTATAATTAGTTTGAGATGGTGGAGGTGGAATAGAAGATGGAGGAGTAGTAGGTGTATCATCCCCAGAATCAGAATCTGGATCTAACCAACTTTGTAGGAATCCTTTAATTTCATCAAACTGATAACGCTTAAAGATTTTAAAAGGATCAGCTTGATCATTTTTAAATTTCTCTATTGTGTCTTTATCATCAGCAAGAGGAGTTATTTTCATAGAAGGACCAATTGTAGTTTTATTATAAGGTGTTCCTGTAACTTCAGGTCCTACTGTAGTAAGTTTAATATCACGTCCTTCTAGAATATCTGTATAGTCACCAATTTCTTCATCAGCAGCCATATTAAGGAATGATTGATAAACTTCTTTACCAAATTGCCATAGTTTAACTCCTTCTTCTTCTTCACCACGAACAATGATAGGAGCAAAGATACGAGTTTTAGGGTCTAATTTTTTAGCAATACGCCAATTTTCTTTATCATTAGTCTGACGTAGTTGTTTTGCAAATTCCATGATTGGATCTTTTTCTTTCCAATTCATAGGAGAAGCAATTACACGTTGTCCAATCCCATAATAAAACATCATTTCAGTAAATGGGAATTCGGGGTTAAATTTAGAAGGAACAATACGAATAGTTTGTTTACCAATACTTGGTTTCCAGAACAAATTTTTCTTTTGGTTATTCCCACCTGTGGGGGCAGTTTTATTAAGCGACGCCAACCGCTGTTTAATAACATTTAAATCCATAGTAACTTTTTTTTTAAATATACGAAAACAATTTCAGGTATCCAACTAAAGTTCAATAATTTTGTGAATCTTAGTTTTTAACTGTTTAAATTCATCCTTATTCGTAAGTAGGATGGAATTTCTATAATGTCTCCATTCAATAGGAAACTTGGTGTCAACTACACCTCCGTTTAATCTTTTAATTAACTCATTAAGAGCATTAATTGTGTATAGAGTATTTGATTCTTTTTTTCTATGCACTAATATAGTGCCAGAAGGAATTTCAGTTAAATTAGCTGTATTAACATTGTAGGTACAAGCATATTCATTATTAGACTGAATATACAAAACAAATATCTTATTGAAGATAATTTCATAATTAGAGGAGATATCTTCCACTAAATTATCAAGATCTTCAATAGATGTAAAAGTGCAAAATAGTTTATTCCCTCCCAACTCTTCTAGATTATAACCGAAATTTAAAATGTCTGTTCGGTTATACATACTAGAGGGGTTGTAAAGAAGAGTAGTTGGCGCCATAACTAATTTTTATTTTAAGTTCTCGTTCAGAGAATATATTTTTTAAATCATTAAAAAGTTTTTTTTCGGTTCTATCAAAATCAAATAAAAACGAATCAAAGTTATATAACACTAATTTCGTATTATATTCTTTAAGTAACTTAAATATCTTACATAAGATAATAACATTATTTGAGGTCTCCAAATTCTGTAGTAAATAATTTAATAGTTTAGATGGAGTCATGTTATCTAAGGTATCTTTTTTAAATCTATATTTTGAAATAGGACATTCTATATAACCTTGGCTATTAAAATCTTCCCATAAAATATTAGTGAAATCTTGGGCTTTGGAGAAAAACTCTAAATTAGAATATTTACCAAAATTACCACTATATAACATTTTAAATGTTAGTTGCTTTGCTTCCTTATATTCTACCCCATACATTTTAGCAAATGACTTATGGATATCTTCATCATCAAACTTATAGTCAATTAATTTAGCTAATAACGTTGGGTGGTAAGCCGAAATATCCATTTCTACAAACACATCATTTCTAGGGATAAAAGGTGTTCTAGAATCATCCTTTTTAGATAAAGCAGAATAATTTACTCCTCTAAATTTATTTGAAGGTCTTGTAGTAATTGTTTTAAAGTTATAGGAAGGGTAGACGTACTCTCTATTGGTTGGGTAGAATTGATTTGAGAATTTTTCTGCATCAATATGAATTCCACTGGTCTCGAGAGCGTAGAATACCACTGTAGATCGTCTGTTGTAAAAGTCGTTGATAGGTACATCAATTTCAGATTTTAATTCGTTAAACAAATTTTCACAATATTCATAATGTTTAGTAATTGGGATTATTGTGTTTAGATTTTCTTTATTAGAGTATTTAGAATAAAAATAATTATGTGTTGGTGTAAAAGGTTTTTGATAGTTAGGTTTATCTAAAGTTAAATCTACTATATTATGATGATAGCAATAATGTAGAAATTCTTTTTTATCCCTTACATAAACAGTTCCACATTTATCTAACCATTCTAAATTTAAACCTTTTAAAGCCTCACTATGGTTGATAGCTATAATATGACCTTTAGAATCTAAAGGTTTTACATAAACTAAAGAAATAGGGTTAGAGTCTGCAGGATGTATATTAAAACTAAAAGGAATAATTTCAATAAAAACCTTATCTAAATTCCTAGTAAAAAATCTATTTAATTGATCTTTAGTTTCTATTAACCAAAACATTCAGTAAATATACTAAATATTTTTCTAGTATCCACCTCCTCCTCCAGAATATCCCCCACCACCTATAGATCCTCCACCAGTAGAGGGGGATGGAGTAGGTGTTGGTGTTATTGGTGGGGTAGATGTTGTTGTTGTTGGTGTATATGTAGATGGTGGTGTAGGTTGAGATTCAGTTGAATCCATGGGTTGAGAAGTCATATTCAATAATTTACCTTTACCATATTTACCTTTATAAGCAGCACACCAATAATTGTGTCTTATTTCGGCTTTCCATTTACTACAAAAATGGGTTTTATTGAATATACAATTACCACAGTTTTGTTTTGCGGGTACATTAAGATTGATACGTTCAGTTGTGGAATTTCCTAACTGATATGCTTTAGGTAATTTTAAACTAATTGGTTTACTATCTGGATATGTTCTTAACCCTGAGTTGTTAAATAAATTTATTCCTGGGGAAATTCTGAAGTATTTTAAATATTCTCCCTTTAAGAATGTGCCAAATCCACTTTTTTGAAGATTTTGTTCTGCAATTTTAACTAATTCTTTGTTTGTAGTTTCAATTTTAACCATATCCCCCTTTAAGTACCAAAGGACTTTAAATGGAATGTATAAAAGATTACTCCATTCAGGGATAGGAGCTAAAATATCATCATAAGTCTG